TGCCTGATGTAGTGACAGTACCTGATAGCGTAATGCCGGACACAGAGCCTGTACCGCTAACGCTAGTAACTGTTCCGCTTCCACTTCCTGATGGAGTTGCCCATTGACCATCATTGCGTAAGAATGTAGTTGTTGAACCAGTAGGCTGAGGTATTGAATAAGCGCCCCAATTAAATTTACCTTGTTGAATATTAAATGCAACAAAAGCTGATGATGAAGTTGTACAAATAAGTCCAATTCCAGCATCTGTGTATGAAGCAAAATAACCACCAATGTCTCGACCAGAGCCAACAACACCAATTCCTACGCTTCCCAATACACCAGATGCGTTAGTTGCATACCCAATAACACCAGCATTCCAAACGCTACCTGTTGAAGTTGCTGAACCTAACACTCCAGCTCTAACATTTCCTAGCGTCGCGTTTGTATTTCCATTTCCAAAAGCTGAGTAGTCAATGTAGTACAAACTATCATAAACAGGAATAGTTGAAGCTGTTGGATTGTCTCCAGCAAAATAAGCATCACCATCAGTGTTAATGTCACCTTTAAACAAAGCATTGCCAGAAGTGTCAATTGTGAAATTAGGGACACCAGCCTTTGCGCCAACAATGCCGTTTTCTGTAATAGCAATACCAGAACCGCTTGTTACAACACCAGATGAGTTCCAAGTAATAGAACCAACTTTTATGCCACCAAAATCTTGAGGAACAATTGTTCCCGTTAAGATGTTGGATGTTGTTTTGCTTACCTTGTCAGCAACATCAATGCTTAACAATGCAACTTCTGCTTGCAAGGTAGCCACGTTGCCTGACTCGCTATTGACTGGCGACCAAACAAATGCAGAACTGTTTGAACTTTTTTGCGATGATGCAATTTCATTACCAACCGTATAAGTAAAGTAATAAGTCCCTGCGGGCAAAACCTGATTTGTAAATGTGTACGTTGTTCCGTTTGCAACTGGAATATTGTTAGGCGATACCGCAGTATTTAAAACTTTATACGATAACGAATCGGCGGGGTTTGTTGTGTAAAACAAAGTACCAAAAGTTACGCGACCCGTTGCAGGGATTGCAACTTGTATATCAAAACTAGGTACTGCATCCGATGGGCGTGATGCCGTAACCGTAGGTGCGCTTAACGCAGAAAAGAAAACAGGCGATGCCAAATTACTATTAGGCACGGGCGTAAATTGCGTTATGTCTTGGTCATCGTAAACAGCCGCGCTGTATTCGTTTAATTCTAGTTTTGCGCCAAGTGAACCATCGGGTAATGATGCTTCGTTAACTTTCATCACGCGGAAAAGTTTAGCGTTCCAACCGTAATCAGTATTGGTAACGCTAACTACATCACCCGCATCTACTTGAATTCCGTAATAAGTAGTGCTGAAAGAAACAATCAAATCTTCGCGGGCTTGTTCCAACAAACGATTAGCAAGGTAATGCGCTTGCACCGAATCGTTAACCATGTCGTAAGTAACGGAATACTTGTTAACGGGTTCGTTGGGATACAGTAAACCGCTAGGCGTTTCAATGTTTACAAATGCGGCTTGGTCGCGGTTTTCTTTAAACGGGAATCGCGCTTCAACTTGGTTAATTGAACTTGTAATATCGGTTGCGCTAACGCGAATTTCGCCAATGATGTTGTCATCATTAAACGCATACGCCGTAGATTCGGCTTTGTTAATAACAACTGACCATTGACCCAACGCGGCGTTGTAGGTCATCCACGAATCGCAAGCAGATACGATGCGGTCAATGTTACTTAATACAGTTTGCCCCGCATCTAACACACCGTTAATTCGGTAACGCGGTTGCGTTGATGGTACGCCACTACTGTTTGTAAATGTTATGTTTTGGTCGCCATATACATTTAAAGCGGTTGCGCTTGCGCTATTAACAAACGCCGCATCTACCGCGCCGCCGTAAACAGAATTTGTAATGTAGTCGTACCAAACATCGCCCGCTTTGGCTACGCCTGTTCCGTTTAAAGTATGTGAAACTTTAAATGTGATAGGTTGCAGTTGTGTAGTATCGGCATCGCGGTTGTAAATTAGTTTGACAATAGCAAAGCCCAAACTGTTCATTTGGCGCGTTCCTGTCCAACGCTGACCAACGGCAATATCAGAACCGCCCATAACCGTGCTAGGTGCTGATGCGCCGTTAGCGGATGTAATTGTGCCGCCCGCGGTAGATGTATAAAGATTGATGTAAAGGTTGCCGCTAATCTTTGTATCTACATTTCCCGCTTCATCGGTAAGGCTAACAACCTTGGTTAAATCTGAACCATCAAAAGTAATCTTTCTATCACCGTAGTACATATCTGCGGTATCAAAAGCAAATTGCCCGTTAGGGCTAATGCTTGAAATAGCCAAAACATAGTACATAGTTTTTTGGTCGGTAGTCAGAACCGCATCAACAAATGTGCCGCCCATATAGGCATTGCCGTACACAATAGGAATAGCGTTAACTGCGCTTGGCGGTACTTGTTGCCTAACGCCCATGTCTTGTTGTTGTTCGGGGTTATCTGCAAAGGCACGGGTAACAACATAGGAAACGGCAAAGTTAACGGCAAAGGTTGCCATTGCCGTTGAAAAGCCAATTGCTTCTAAACCTATAATTAAACTTGTAACCATTTCATTCCCTAACGAAAGTTGCCCCAAGGGATTTATAGCCCCTGCGTGTGTAATCAATCAACGGGCCGTTAGCAGAAATTGAAGTGCAAACAAAATCTACATCACCCGCTTTTAGCATTTCCTTTGCGCGTTCATCAAACGCTTTCCAAAGGCGACCACCAACCGTTCCATTGCGGTGTTCAGGTTCTACCCACCACAATAATTCGTTTAACTCTTTTACTTTTGGCGACCAAATGTTAGAACTTTTATAAGCCACAATCGCGCCCCTGAGATGCGAATCGATATAAATAAACCCGCGCCCTTGAATGATGCTAAACAATAGTTCTTCAACATAGCGGGGAAAGTGATTATTTGGTTGACCAAGTTTTTTAATTGGGTTTTCATAAGCGTAAGCCTCTACAATTTCTAACAGTCTAGGGATGTCGTATCTTGTTGCGGGTCTTATCATATTTATGCTCTAAATTGATTTTCATCTACAGTAATTGTTGTTTCGCTTGATTGTGTATTTGTTTTTGGCGGTGAACCAAAATCAAAAAATGTATTTGAAATTTCACTTACGCGGTTCATTGATGTATCGCCGCTATAAATAAATTGCCAATTGTTTTGATTTGTTTTTACGCCCGACAATCTGTTTTCTAAAACACGGCGCATTGATGAACAAGAAATAGAACAAGTTGCTACACGCGTTCTAGCATCGGTGTTGAAATCTTCTGTAATAGAAACGCTATTGATGATGCCTTGGTAGCGTTTAAAGAATTGGGTTGTTGGCGTAGTAATGATTTGATTGTTTGAATCAAAGAACCCGCGCCATACTTCTACCAATGAACCTTTAATGTCGTTGCTTAGAATTAACGCTACATTGCTTGGATTTATTCCCGTTAATTGAATAGCCATGTCATCCGATGTAGCCTTAATATCGCGCTGAACATCGCCAACGCTAAGTAGCGCACCAAGGTTTGAAAAGGTAATGCCGCCAACCGTGATAGGCGCGGCGGCGTTGCAGAATGTGTAAACAGTTCCCGCATTACCAACGGTAAGTTTTACAAATTCTGCATGGTTAATTTGTGAACCAGTTACGGCGTTAATTGTTGTCATACGATGTATTCTCTAAAAACAAACGGCGAATCCCATTGCACAAACGCGCCATCGGTCATTGGGTTAAGTGTATAGGTTGGGCAAGATTCTGCAACCACCGTAAATGTGCAAGCATTACCAATGCTAACCGTTGTGCCTGATGCGGGTGAACCAATTAGCGGTCGGTTAATGCCTACTGATGAACCCGCGCTATCTGCGGTTATCTTGTATGTGTAACCGCTAATCATAATAAAATCGCCCGCTTTAAATGTGCCGTTAGAAGTTAAAGCAAGTGTTTGCGTATTAGCCGCGGGCGCACCGTTTAGCGTAGCCGCGGTAGCCGTGCCGCGCATTTCAGTAAACCAAGATAAATTGGTACTATTGAAAGTAATGGTTTCGGGCAATTGCCTATCAAGGTTATCAATGGTTTGTATTACATCCCGAACTTGCGGATAGTAAAGGTACGCATGGGGTTGGATAGTAAACACCCAAGGCACGGCGGTTAGGTATTGCGCCACGGTGATATAACCCGAACGGGCTACTTGTTGTCCAACCATACGGCGGTTGTTTACCGTCATGGATTGTTGTATATCAAAGATGGTTTGGAAACTCATGCCCGACCCCTATTCACCGCCAACGATTTATTGGCATACTGATTTGCCGCCCAAATTGCGTTAGAACTACCGTATAGGCGTTCTTCAAACGATTTGGTATCAATGGCGTTAATGTAGTTGTTTGTAACCATCGTAGTACCGCCCGCGCCCGCTAAAGCATGATTCGGTATTACCGTGCCTGATGAACGCGGTACAAACAGTTCAGGCCCGCGTTCCCCGACAACATAAGGCGTATTGGCATTAGCCGAACCGCCATCGGCTAAGAACCCGCCAAGGTCAGCATTGCCAAAAGAATTGCCAGTACCAAAACCGCCGCTTGCATACATCCCAAACAATGATTTAAACAAACCCGTTGCTGATGCCCGCAATTGAATAGCAATCAAATCTTGAATGATGCTACGCGCCAAACTCTTAAACGATAACTTGCCCGTGCGAACAAAGTTATCTAATGCGCTTTCCATGTTGCCCATTACGGATTGAAAAGCCTTTGCACCGTTTTCTAAATCGGTAGGCATATCGCGGAAAAACTTTGCACCTTCTTTTAAGAAGCCCTGTTCGCCCGTGCCTTCGCGTTGCGCTTTAACCGCTTGGTTTTGTGCGCGTAGGTAGCGTTCTGTTGCATCGGCTAATGCGTTTTCTTGTGAGATTAAATATTTTTTTGTGTCTGCGCTTAAAAGATTGTTATATTCAATTTCTTTAATGTTTTCTAATCTTTTCTGTTCTGCCAAATACAAATCTTTTGTTAGTTGTGCATCTTCAGAACGCATATCCCTTGTTGTTTTTTCAATATCTAAAATACCGTTTTTTATTTTTAATGCTTGTTCATCATTTTCAATTCGCTTAATTGAATCTGTAAACGCGTTATTTTCTTTGCCTTCTACATCTAATAATATTTTGTCTAGGCGTTGCAGTTCATTAAAATATTTTTCTAACGCCCGCAATCTTTCGCGTTCTGCTTTTTCTGCTAATCGTTGCGCTTCTTTTGCGGCGGCTTCTGCTTTTCTTTGCCTTTCTTTTTCAGCGGCATCAGTTACAGAACGCCCGCCTGTTGAAGTGCTAGGTTTTGAGATACCTTTTGCCGCTAACGCATCAATTGAATTTCCGTATTGGGGAACGCCCATTACATCGGCTTGGTATAAATCTAATTGAATTCTTTGTGCTAAAACAGAATTGTTGTATTTCTTGTTGGCTTCAATTGCGGCATCAACGCCTTTAGTTACTAAAGTAACCGCGTTGTTGTATGTGTGTCCAATTTCATCAAATATGGCTTTAAAGAAATAACCAACTTCAGAACCTAAAACCGCAACCGTTTGAAATACAGTTTTAAAAATTCCGCTAAGTGATACGCCGCTATCACCTAATGTTTTCATGTAATCAACGGTAGCCTTTAGGATTGGCCCTAATTCTGTAGCCAAAACTAACATTACATCGCGGGATGTTTGCGCCAACAAATCGTAGGTATCTGCCGCGGCTTTAATTGCTTTTTCTTGTTCCTGAATTAGCGGGTTGGTTTCTGCAATTTTTTCAGCAAAGCCAACCATATCAACGCCTTTTGCCGCTTTGGAAAATATTTCCATTGCCTTGGCGTTACGCGTAATCGGGTCCTCAACTTTGGCTAAGTTGGCAACCAGTTTGTTTAGCAATTCTTCTTGGGAAAGTTTGCCCAAGTCTTGTAAAGTAACGCCTAATGCTTTGGCGGTTTTCTGCGCTTGTTCTGAACCGCCCGCGGCATCGTCAATAAACTTGGCAAACGCCGATAGCATCTTGCCCGCGTTGTCGGCTTTTCCCCCTGAATTGGCAAGGGCGTTAGATAACTGTAGAACCGTGCCTATCGCTACTTCGTTGGCTTCTGCTACATCGGCTAGTTCATCGGCGTATTTAAGTGCGGCGGCACTAGCGGCAACCAAGGCAACCGCGCCCATCTTGCCAAACTTTTCGGCGGCTTCGCTAAACTGTTCTAACTTCTTTCCCGCGGCATCAATACCTCTATTGAATTCCGCGGTATCTATGCCTAGGGCTACACCAAGGCGGGCAATCATATTAGCCATCTTTTACCCCAAACAATGTTTTATCAAATCCTTGCGCCTGTTGCATAAATGCTAAAAGGCTATTATTTACTGCCGCCTTTTTGTGTTCATCACTTAAAGGCGGGTAGATGTAATCATACGCACTACCTAAAATGTTGGCTAGTTTATATGGCGGTGAACTTGCCACTCTCATGTAATTAAATACCCCGTTTGTCAGGGTTGCCAATTGCGTAAGAACGCCGTAATTCCCAACCATTCCATCAGCATACATTGTTTGAATGTTTGCCAAAGTTACATCATCTAATTCGTTTATTGTGTCTAGGGTATGCCCGTTGAAAATCATTGCGGCTAGGCATTGGCTTTTCAACGAGCCTATTAGTTTCCCCGCGCTTCCCTGTAGGTTGGGCTAATTACTTCGCCAATCTTTTCCACAATCATCATTTGCACGGCAATAGGGAATTCTTCTTGTATGTCGGCATAGGTCAAATCTTCAAGGGTTATGCCTTCCATTTCAGGAACTAACAACTTAAAGAATTCAGTAATGCGGGCTTCGGTGATGGCTTTGTTTTTGGCGGCTTCGCGCATAGAACGCCCCTCAACCAAAATATCATCATCCGTAAATTGGAAATCTTCGCTTTGGTTGTTTTCAAACTGCCGCAATGGGGCGGTAATTTCTTGGTAGATTTTTTCTATTGTTTCTTCATCAGGGTTAGAAACTTTTTTATAGATAGCATCCGATTCAATCATTAACGGTATGCGAACTTTAAAAGTATGCCCGCCCAATTCAAATGAACGGGTTAGCATATTCTTTTTGTTTGTTTGGTACTTGTCGCCAAACGCTGAACTAAATTTTGTCATTTATTTTTTATCCTGTATTTACTAATGCGCCTTGCTAAAATTTCCCCTAGCCGCTTGGCGGTTTGATTGGCTTGGGATTCCAAAGCAGGGCGTAAAAACGGTTGTGCGCCATTTCTAGCCGTGCCGAATTCTTGTGCTATAGCACGGGCATCCGATAGAACGCCAACTTGCCTTTTTCTTTCTTTTAAATTGCGGTTGTATTGCGCTTTATCTGATTCGTACAACGCCGCATTTTGTTCGTAGAATTCTTTTTTAAGTTTCTTGGGAAATGCCTTTGTTGTTACCAAAGCAATCACCGTATCTTTTTCGGTGATGTATTTAGAACGAATGTCTTTTCTAGTTGGGCGGCGGGCTTCAATTTGCATTGTCCTAGACAAATCGCCACTATCTTTAGGCGCGTTCATCTTAGCCATTGTTAACACGGGCTTCATTGCTTCCCGTGCCGCGGGTACTAGAATTTTGCTTCGCGCTTTTTTGTCGCCAATATCTGCGGCTAGTTCCTCAAACGCGGCTAATACATCTTTCAAGCCTTCGATTTTGTAGGTAACGCCCGACATAATTAACCCATTGGCTTAATAATCTTTTGGTACAACGCGTTGTTTAGCGTATGCACATAATCAACAATTTCATCGGGCGTAAACTTATCCGCATGGTTTGCGGCAATGTCATGCGCTAAAGAAATTGCAGTTAATTTTTGTGCGGTAAACCCAAACCAATCCTTGCGCGAATCGGATTGGGCTACTAGAAAGTTCAACAAATCGTTACTGTCTTTTATTGTCGTTTGCATATTATTTATTGTATTTACTTAGAACTTTTAAACATACCGCTTCTACTGAATCTGCTTCGGCGGCGGCAATGGCATCTTCTAGTTCTTCAACATCTACTACCATCCCTTGTGCAACCGCATCTAGGGATTGGTAGGTAGTGCTTAGAACTTCTACGGCATCTTCTACGGTCATCATGTGTTATTAGACCAACCGTATTGGTTGCCCCTCGGATGAATTGTAAAGTTGCATTTTGCTTCTGCGCTTGGGCTTGAATCAATTGTGAATTGAGAAACGCGACCATTGAACGCATACGCAACCGTATTAGCACCATCAACCGCGGCAACCACAAAAGTGCGGTCAACCGTACCGCTATAGGCATCAGCGCGGATTTGCAATAACGCGGTGTCGCTAGGATTCCATGCCGCAGTAATGCTCAAAGATGTTGGGGCAGATTGCGTAGGAATCTTATCGCTTTGGCGTGAACCTGCTACGCCAAAAGATGCAACCGCATCATCTTGACCAAACGCGGGTACGGCTTCCACGGGCAACAAAACACCTGCGCCACCAGTACCGTTAGCCGCCGTGCCTACGATGGTTGTAACTTGACCTGTCCATACGGAAAGGTTAGCCGTTGTAAGGGGTGTAGGCGTTGCCGCGCTTTGCATATACAAAGATGCGCTAAACCCTGCTAATACTTTATTTGGTATTGCCATGATATTCCTTTAGGCGTTGTTAGACCAACCGTAGAGATTTCCACGGGGGTGAATGGTGAAATTGCATTTGGCTTCAGCACTAGGGCTTGCATCAATCGTAAACTGGCTTACGCGGGCGTTAAAGGCGTAATAAACAATGTTTGACCCTTCGGTAGCACTAACTACAAAAGTACGGTCAATAACGCCGCTATAGGCATCGCCGCGCATCAACAAAAGCATTGTGTCGCTAGGATTCCAAGCGGCGGTAACACTTAACGATGTAGGTGCGGATTGTGTTGGGATTTTGTCAGATTGACGCGAACCCGCCACACCAAAACTAGCAACGGCATCGTCTTGCCCAAATGCGGGTACGGCTTCAACTGGAATCAGATTGCCTATAACTGCAATAGGTGCAACATCTGCAAGGGTTGAAAGTTGGGTAAGTGTTAGTGCGGTAGGTGTTGCGCCTGATTGGGCATACAACGCCGCGCTAAAACCCGCCATTATTTTATTTGGTAGTGCCATTTTAAAAGTTCCTTCAAAAGTTGTTGGGTTGTCTTATGTTGGAATATCTAGGGTGCAATCAAGAAAAATTTGGGCTAACTTTTCATCATTGTCATAAGTGTTGTAAAGCCAAAAAACATCTGCTTTAGCAATCTGAAAACCATTTGTTGCACCACCAAACAAACCGCTATAACCGTGTAGCGATTGTAGTATTTGATTGGAAATAGTGAAACCTTCTTCTATTACTTGCGTAAAAATACTTATTTGAAATGTTGGGCGGTCAATACCTTTTACGGATTGGACAGGCCCTGTGTACACATCTTGGTGAACATTTCTTAGCATCCAAACAATAAACTTAGGTTCAGTTGCAAAGTTACGGTTAAACGCGGCGTACACGGGTACGGGCGTAACAATGCTTTGCAGTTGAAACTGTATCGCTTTGCCGTATTGAACTGGATTTTGTTGGGTCGCCATTTACACCGCCGTTACTGGGTCGTTTCTGTAAGCAATGATAACCACCATCATCCTATCATCGGATTCACGGATGTTATCAATACGCCAATCAAACCCATTGTAGGTAATTGAATACAAATTTTGGTTACGCACCATTTCACGCGTATTAGGCGTGTAGTTCAAAGTGAAATTAACTACATCTTGATAAAGGCGGTACTTTTCAGAAATCTTTAAACTGTTGGCAACGGAATGAACACGCGCACGGGTTTTAAACCAATCGGTTTGCGCGGTTGTTTGTTCGCCAAAATCAGTTTTAGCAAACGCTAGGTTTTTAACAGTAATTTGTTCAAACCGTGCTATTGCCATTTACATCACCAAAGGTTTGTACGGGCGTAACAATGTAGATACGCCAAATGGAATATCCTTTAACTGTACTTCAGTTGTATTGCTACGGTTGTTGTACAAGTGCGTAAACAAAAGCAAACCCGCTTGCTTAATAACGGGATATGTTTGCAACGGATTAGGCGCGGTTGTGTAATCGCAAATAATCGGCGCGGTCATTTGGCTATTGATGGTTGTGGGCAACGATTGAATAATTACTTTGTTGCCGCTTGCATCGTAATAGTATTGGCTAGAAGAAACCACCGTCAAAACGGGCGGTTGGGCATTATTCCAATACGCTACGCGTTCAATCGTTACGCCTGATAAACTTGGATATTGGTTTTGAGATACTTCGGGCAAATCCAAGCATACGGGCGATGCGGCTAAGTTTTCAGCACCGTACCAAACACGGTAGGTAACTGAAAAAATAGATAGACCTAAATAATCTTCAATGGCTTGTCGAACCGCAAGTTCTAATGCTTTCAAATAACCATCTTGGGATTCATCTTCAAACAAATTTATTTGATTGGTGATTTCATCCAAGGTTAACCAAGGCGTAACTACATCGCGGTCAATCTGTTCTACTTTTACATAACTGAACGGATTGCGGGTAGATGCCCCGTAAGGCGCACCTAGTAAATCGCTATTTACTGACATTCAAGCCCCCTTTTAGGCGGCAGACATACGAACACCCGCAAACGGGTCGCGCACGGTGCTTACCATGCGTTTTTCCGCGTACATGGTCACAAAGCCCGCTTGTGTTTGTTCAAACATTTGCACGGTCATTTGTTCGGTATCACCGATTGTCAAAAACCGATTCCAGTTTGCCAAGTAGATTGGGAAATCTACAGAAAGGTATGCGTTCGGGATAACGGGCCAACCAAAAATGTGACCAATCGCGCAACCATCTTTTTCGCCCAATTCCAAGAACAAAGGCAAACCCGCCGTATCTTTTAATTGGCGCAATGTTTGAATCATTGCGGGGCTAATGTGCCAAGCAGTTGAATCTAGCGACCAATATTGCGGGGGCAACGCGTTAGCCATGTTGACCACTTTGTTATAAGTTACCGTAGTGCCGCCATTACTAACCGTAGCGATAGTATGAATACCATTTGTAATAGCCGTGCCACTAGTACCAAAAGCACTAGTAGCACCAGTAGTGTAACTATCCAAACCGCGCAAACCGCTAGTAGCACCAGTTGATGTAGTTGTACTGCCCGCTTGGTCGCTATTAAGAACCATTGATTGACCTTCAAGTTGTGCAAACTCAAGTGCCAAATCTTCAACAAGCGTTGCATCAAGTCCATTAACATCACTTAGCACCGCCGTTCTGATTGGCAATTGTGCAACCAATACGCGCACGGGCAATTGCCAAATAGAAGTATCGACATTAGGCGAACCGCTATTAGGCGTAAATGTGTAACCCCAAGGGTTTGTAGAATTTGCGGCGTTACCAGTTTTGGCAACGAATTGGGCATCAGAACCCGTAACCGTAATTTGGCGTGAGCCTTGACGCAAAGGGTTTGCCTGACGCAAAGCCGCAAACGCATCATCAAAAACAACATTACCACCGACACCCGAACCCGAACCAGTAATTGCGCTTGCTTCGCGCAAGTCGATGTTTACTTTGCCGCCTTCGGTGATGGCTTGTTTGATTCCGTTCAAGATTTTTTCGGTGATTGACATTTTGAATTCCTGTTTAAAAAAAGCGGGGGATTTTCGCCCCCCGCTAATGGCAACGCAATTAAGTAGCAGTACCAGTTGAACGATAACGAATCAAGGCGTTAGGGTCACGAACTGATGTAGCCAAACGCTTTTCACCAAAGAATGTGATAAAGCCGGGGGCCGTTTGGTCGTAGCGGCGCATAATCATATTCAATCTGTCAATGATTGTGTGACCGCGTGTAAAGTCACCAAAGTACATTGGATACAAAGAATTTGTACCCGCAGAACCTGCGGTTGTTTGTGATGGTGTATCGCAATACTTGTTAACGATAACATCAAAGCCCAACAAATTACCTACGATGCCTTCTACTGATAAGCCTTCGTTACGGTTAAAGATTGGTGCGCCGTTATTGTCTTTCAATGCACGAATTGCGTTTAACAAAATTGGGCTAACCATGAACTTAGTGTCAGGTGTCCAATATTGTTGTGGCAAAGCATACACGGTGTTAATTACATCGGTATATGTAATGTTGTTATTACCAACGGTATTACCGTTAGTGGTAAGTTGGTCATAAGTTGCAAGGCTATGCAAACCAGTATTAGAACCTGTACCGCTTGAACCAAATGCCGCAGTTGAGCAAGTACCACCCGCATAGGTAGCGTTAGCACCCGCGTATTGGTCTAAGCCGCGCAAGCCATTTGTACCGCCGTATGGGTTAGTGCCTGATTGTGCCGCTTGGTCGTTGTTCTGAATCATTGAAAGGGCTTCGGCTTGCGAAAACTCCATCAACATATCGTCAACTACGTTTGCTTCCAAACCATCAATGTCATCCAAAGCCGCGGTACGAATTGGAAACTGAACATTCAAGTCTTGCAAAACTAATTGCCAAATGCTTGTGTTTTCAGTTGTATCCGCGCCGTTGTTCTGAATCGCATAGCCCCATGCCGCACCTGCATTACCAGTTTTGACACGGAATTGATATGAAGAACCATCAGTTGCTACGGTGCGTGACAAACCACGCATAGGATTTGCCAAACGCAAAGCGGCAAACACGGGGTCATAAGCGGTGCGACCACCTTGGTTGTTACCTGAGCCTGTCAATGCTGATGCCTCGCGCATATACGCATCGCGTTGGCTTTCGTCTGCAAAAATTTGCAATTCTTTTTCTACGCGGGCATTGCTTTTGTAGAAAGTAGCCAATTGTTCTTTAACAGAACGATTTACATCGCCGCGCACGGATGTAGCGGGCTTGACGATTGCGGGGGCTTGAATAGATGCTACTTTGGCTTCCAAAGCAGAAATGGTTTCTTGCATTTCCAGTTTGATTGCTTCAACGGCGGCGGGAATTTTTGCTTCTACGGCGGCAATGCTTTCGCTTTGCTTGGCTTCGATAGCATCCAGTTTTTCAATGATTGCTTGTGACATGATTTAACCTTTAATTTTGGTATCAAGAATTTTAAGAAGTTCACGGGTTTCTAAAGCCGCGAGAATTTCCGCTTCGGTAGCCTCCGCATCTGATTCACTCAGAATAGGCGCAATTTCAATAGGCGTTGTAACTACATCGCGCAGTTCTAACACCTTTTTGAATGTAGATGCGGCGGCTACCGCATCCTTTTTAGATAGCCCAACTTCACGCAAGGCTTGTTCTAAAACTTTTAAATCCGCAGAACCATCGGGTCGGAAATATTCCAACTTGCTAACTTCTGCTTGTGGGTTGTTGGGATACATCACTACGGATACTTCGCGTAAGCCGCCTTTAGTGATTTGGAAATATGCTTCATCAGATTGGTCGGGTTCGCCTTCGGCATTGACCATGCAATATTCATCGGCGTATGCACCAACGGAAACGCCGCCAAACATTTCGGGCGATTCTTGCATTACTTTGTAAAGGTCAGAACCCATCGTAGTATTGACATACAAACGCCCTTCGGCTTTCATTCCTGTATCGTCAAACTCAAACGCATCCCATTGACCAACGGGGATTGCATCCGCATTGTGATTTACAAACATAGGTAGGGGGCGACCTGATTTAGAAAAATCTTCTGCCCATTGCATAAAGCCCTCGGGTTGATAATTAAACCGCCTACCGTCTGCGCCTTCACGCGCACCCCATGTAGTTACGGTTGCTTCAATTTTTCCTGTGCTTTCGCCCTGCTTTTCCAAAACTAATTTGGCTTCGCAAACCATCATCAGGTTTTTTACGGTCATAGATTACCTCATCGATTTTTGTTCGGTCGATGTCATATATTGTTTTAGGGGGTCGCCCTCTTTTGGGGGGCGGTTCTGTATTTGGCTTATATGTTGCCAGAGATGCTATCACTAATTTAAAAATAGTGGACACTTTATTTTTACTTGCCGATATTCATTTTGCGGGTTTGGTTTCCACCACCACCGCCCGTATCTTGGGGGGATGTTCCAATAATCGGTTTATCTTTGCCACCCTTATCAATCAATTCGTTTGCCCCGTCAATATTGGGCATACCCAAGTATTCACGCGCTTCGTTGGGGGTCATAATCCCGTTTGTAACGCCCGCGGTAGCAAAATTCATTTGGTCTAATGGTGCGCCTTTTAAGAAGTTGCGCGTATCAAATTCAATGCACAAATTAGGGTAGCCAACAAACAAATGTTGCTTTAATTTCTGCTGAATGTTAATTAAAGTCGGGTACATAGTGGATTTATAGAATTCATCCATCATTGTTTGGGTATTGTTGTACTTTGAATCGCCAATACCAATCATTGCCGCGGGAACGCCAAACAAACCGCAAATCCGCTTCATGGTTTGTTCTTTTAACTTAGCCGCATCCGTATCCTGTAGGGTTAGCATATCCAACGGGGTGTACTTCATGCCTTGGTCTAGCAACATACCTTGTCCCGCCTTGCTTGGGTCGCTTGGGCGGCTAGAAACCATTGCCGACCATGCTTCTTTCAAGCGGGCGGCAATTTCCTTATATTTGCCATCAGGAATAACACTTTCGGTAGTGAACATTCCGCTTGGCTTTGCGCCGTTCTGCATGATGTAGTTGGCGTAAAGGTCAATATCTTGGTCTAGCGATACCAGTTCTGCCGCCAAAATGCCTTTGTTAAAACCCGCAGAACCTTGCCAGTTCATTTCCTTAATGTGCATTACTTGGTTAAAGTTAAGCGGTTCATCACGGTTAAAACCGTAAGCGGGCGTACTCAAACGATACGATGGGTAACGCGCAGGGGTGATTGTTACGGCAATCAAAGTTGAATCTAAAAGGTACATTTCTAACGGGGTTTCCGTTGTACTCTTTTGGTCTTTTCTCCACCAAAGGGTAAATGCTTCGCCCGCAAGTTCGTACCACATCAACCATTGATACCAAAATTCATAGGTGCTTTGGAAATGGTTAGGTTGCGCCAAAAGGTTTGCCACTTGCTTGGCTTTTGCCTTATCCCGTGCGCCTACTAGCGGGGATTTAATGGCATCCACATAAGTACCATCTTCCGATTGGCTAACCACGCGAATAGGCAATTGGGATAGGGCGCGGGCTTTAGCCGCAACGCAAGCCATGATTGTGCTATTGCGCGTAAGCAATGACATATCCACGGGGCGACCCGCGTTATTCGTTGCGCCTGTGGTTACATAAAGAATCTGAGTATTGACATTAGGGTTCTTATTATTGCCCTGATAAACGATGTTATTGCCTAGCGCAGATTGCCCAAACAGTACATTTGATTCGTTTTTTTGGTCTTTATTGCGCTTGAAAATGTCGAAAATAGCCATGTTTTTACCCAATTTCTTGATGGTTTACCATTCAAAACTTCTAAACCCAAATGTATCAGAAACAAAAACATTGTCTAGATGGCAATGCAAAGCCATAATCATTGCAATAATTCCGTCAACTTTTGCGGATGTATCGGCTTCATTCTTACGAACTTTGACATTCCCGTTTACATCTGTATAAACTTCCGCGTTGCCTAGTTGCCAACCAACAAACGGGTTGCCATCGTGCATTATTCCTTTTTTCAGAATCAATTGTTCCGCGGTTTTAGACGGGTTAGATAGAACCGCCATACCCTGCCCAACCTTTTTTACGGGTAAACCCTCAGAATACAAATTAGCAACCAATGAAGCGGCGTTGTACGGGTCGTAGCCAATTTCCTTTACATCGTACTTAATACATTGTTGTTTAATGTAGGTTTCTACTTCGTTTAGGTCGGTTACATTGCCTTGCGTTAGCCGCAATATGCCGCTTGCATGGGCTTGCAAAAAGATAGATTTATAGTGATTTGGGATTAGGTCTAAACTTTCTTCGGGTAAGAAGAATTGGAATTCGGCATAAAACTTTTCTTCAGAAAATCGGTGCAAAGTACAAACCGCGTTCAAGTCGCGGCTATATGCCAAGTCGAACGCAATAAAAGTTGATTCGGGTTTTTCATCAGGAATAGGGCAAACAGAATCATCCCAATATCGGCGGTCAACCCACGCGCTATTTGCGCTTACATAAATGTTTAGGGTTTTACATAAAAACTCATTTAGTGTTGCGGGCTTATTTTTGGCTTCTTCTGCCCTTTGTGTTATGGCATCATCAAACACACTAATGCCGTGCATTGGGTTGGCTTTTTTCCAATTATTTGAATCTTGCCAATCATCTTGTTGGTCTAAGCCATAAAGCAATCCAAACCATTTAGGGTTATCGTTTGCTTCGCCTGTAAGCATAGATTTATAAAGATTCATATCTTCATAAAACTTTGTTTCTTTTGTAAAACTTGCAGTAGTAATGTATATCCGCAACGGGTTAGCCCTTGCAACCATACCTGAATGTAAAACTTCAATTGCATTTCTATCTGTAATTTGTGCGGCTTCGTCAATAATTACACATGATGGATTTTTACCGTCACCTGTTTTCTTTGTATCCCTGCTTAATGCTTTAAACATAGATTGGGTATCGCCAATCTTTTTAACTTCGTATTTGCTTACATTAAAAAGGCTAGATAGTTGAGATGGCATATTCTCAATAAAACCTTTTGCCGCATCAAAAACAATTGTTGCTTGTTCACGGTTGGTAGCCAAGGTAAACACCTCCGCACCTTTTTCGCCGCATAACAATTCATACAAAGCAATAATTGCGGTTAAAGTTGATTTGCCCGCTTTGCGCGGAATAAACAAAATTACATCCGTAACCATGCGCTTAGATAAATCTTTTTTAGACCTAAAACCATAAATAGCGCAAATAAATAAAATTTGGAATGGTTCTAACTTTACTGGCTTTCCCGCATCAGGGCCTTTGGTATGCACCAAGGCATTAGAAAAATCTAAAATGTGTTGAGCATAGTCAGGGTCAAAAACCCATTGCCATTCTTTATTTTCAAGTTGGTTAATAAACCGTTGGCAAGTCAACTGCACATATTGACAAACATTGATTTGGCCCTTGCAAACCGCATGAGCATAGGCTACGCCTTCTTGCCATTTCATCCTTTAGGGCCTCGCAAAAACTTTGCTACTGGACTATTTTCTTCAGGCTTTTGCCTATCCAATCTGCTTTTAGGCGTTAGCCCAAGTTCGTTCATTAACTTAATTACATTTTTCATTGCCTCGTTTGCAACGCTTATGTAAGGGTTTGGGGCAAATGTTTTGCCATCGTTAATTTTTACAACCAATGGATGTTTGCTTTGTTGGGCGCGGGCATTGATGTAGGTTTCCAATTGGTCGGCTAACATCATTAAAGCGTGTCTATCCTGTTCAGAACCTATGCCATACACCTCATATAGGTAATCCGCAGTTTCGTTTACAAAGCGTTCCCTTGTGTATTGTTCGGGTTGGTTTGCCCACTCCGCAAATGGAATTCTTGCCTTAACAGAATCAGGCAAAAGTACGCCCGCGTTCATACCTTTAGAACCTTGTATTAAATGTATTTCAGGGGGGCGTTTGTTATTAGCCATTTATTAACTCTGCTTTTTTTCCTGTAAATTCTTCCCATCGCTTAACAATAACATCGCAATACTTTGGGTCTAATTCCATTAAGAACGCATTTCTACCAGTTTGTTCTGCACCAATCAAAGTGCTTCCACTTCCACCAAATAAGTCTAAAACATTAAGCAGTTTTATATGATTACCAAAAGCCCTTACGGATAAGGCTACGGGCTTTTGTGTTGGGTGTACATAATTTGTGTCTTTTTTAATACTCCACAAATCACTTTCATTTTTAATTTCTTCATCTATTTTGCCGTTAAACAAACAAAATTCATGTTGGTGTCTATAACCGTTACCCATGCCAAATACATTTTTGGCCCAAACAATACAAGTTTTGTAATCTAACTTGCCTTGCAATATCCCGTAAAAATTCCAATTGCACCAAATGTAATAAACCTTTGGGTCTATAACTTGAATGGTGTTACACACTTCCATAATGAAATTTTCAAAATCACTTTTAGATAAATTGTCGTTTTTAATAACATCATGTTTACCTGAACGACCATTAAAACTTACATTGTATGGAGGGTCGGTAAAAACCATATCCACTTTATTACCATCCATAAGTTTTTCAACATCATTCAAACTAGTGCTATCTCCACACATTAAACGATGTTTGCCAAGTTTATAAATATCCCCCAACTTGCTTTTTGGTTCTTCAGGAACATCAGGTACGGCATCTTCATCCGTTAAGCCATCTACCACTTTTGGATTTAGCGCGTTAATTTCATCTAGGCTAAAACCCGTTAATTCCAAATCAAAACCTTCAAGTTCCAATTCTTGCAATTCAAGTAAAAGCATTTCATTATCCCAACCCGCATTTAAAGCCAGTTTGTTGTCAGCAAGAATCAAAGCCTTTTTTTGTGTATCGGTTAAATGAGCCAATTCAATTACTGGAACTTCGGTCATGCCCAACTTACGCGCCGCGGCTAAACGACCATGCCCCGCAATAATCCCTTTTTGACCGTCGACCAAAATTGGATTAGTCCAACCAAATTCTTTTATGCTTGCCGCAATTTGTGCAACTTGGTCATCGCTATGCGTTCTTGCGTTCTTTGCGTAAGGAATTAAATTTTCAATTTTGTATTTTGTAATTTGCATGGTCTTGTCCTTTAAAAAATTATAGCCTCCCCCCCTAGTCAACTCAATTTGCGGGGAAATAGC